CGGGTGTGGTGCGGAGACATTACGTATCTCTGGGCAGGAAATCGCTGGTGCTATCTGGCGGTCGTCATGGATCTTTTTGCCCGCAGGGTTGTCGGCTGGAGTCTGTCAGTACATGCCGATACCGCACTGATAAGCAGTGCCCTGCGGATGGCCTATGAAACGCGTGGTCAACCGCGTGATGTCATGTTCCATAGCGACCAGGGAAGCCAATATACAGGTCTGAAATATCAGCAACTTCTCTGGCGTTACAGAATAAAACAAAGCGTCAGTCGACGGGGAAACTGCTGGGATAACAGTCCAATGGAACGCTTCTTCCGCAGTCTGAAAACAGAATGGGTGCCAGCACATGGTTATGCAGGCAAGGACGAGGCCCGGCAGCAAATTAATGATTACATACTGAACTACTACAACAGCGTCAGACCTCACCATTATAACGGTGGACTGACGCCGGAAGAGTCTGAGAACAGATACCATTTTTACTGTAAAACTGTGGCCAGTATTACTTGACCACTACAATCGACTACATGAATGCGGGGATAGAACGCCGCTCAGGAAACCTAATTCAGTAAAAACGGGCAGATTACCCTATTCCATTACATCTTTTGCAACAGCATAGATTCTTGACAGATACTTATCTGTCATTCTGATCCGAGTGTACTTGCAACATCAGGTTTATGCTGTTTTTGGTAACTGGCTGATTAGTTTTTTTAGCATGACGACTGCACGTCCAATAACCCTGCATACATCGTCAAAAACTGCTTGTTTTTCCTCATCCATAAACTGTCTCCGCTTATTTTATGACCATGATAGTATTGCAGTAAACTCTCCCAGATTGAATGTATTTACCTTCAAAAGGTACAATCTCAATTGACGAATAGCACCAATGGAGCTATATTTAAAACACATACATAAACTAGCGGAAAGGCTGCCCCCACTGAATGGATGAAGAATGAGCACCAACAATATACGACTGATTAAAGATTACATTCCTCCTACACCGAACGATCTTATCCGTCTTAAAGAACAACTCGGCTATACCGGTACTCAAATGGCAGATCTTGGAGGTGTATCCAGTAACAGCCAGTGGCGAAAATATACAAGTGGTGGGTCACCGCGATCAATGTCGCCCCATATTCTATTTTTTATAGCGGCACAGCTAGCTTTAAGCAAAGATGATCTCACGCGAGTATTGGATAAAATGAGAGAAATAGGCGGAGAAGTTAAGTAATGGATCGTCAAAACAATAAAATCCTTAACTCTATTCAAGTATTACGAGGAATCGCTGCTTTGTCGGTGGTACTTTATCATTATAGTTTTTATCTCGTACCTGATGGCGGGGATATATCTAAAAGATTTTTTTCATGGGGCGGCATTGGTGTTGATTTGTTTTTCGTAATAAGCGGTTTTATTATGATTATTGTTACAAACGACAACAAGCACGGATTGGCGAGTAGTAAAAAATTCATTATAAATAGGATAAGTAGGGTTCTACCTGTTTATTATGTGATTTTACTCCTTGCTTTTCTTACAAGCGGGGCGATGAGCACATTCCATTACAGTGACAAGACTTTGAATCTAATAAGTGCAATAACACTTACTCCGTATATGCATGAAACAGCCCCGATGTATATACAAAGCAATGGAATGTTTAACATACGCTGGACGTTAAGCTTCGAATTATATTTCTATTTGATATTTTCACTCTGTCTTTTATGTAAAAAAAAGCTAATGCCTTTGTGCGTATGGTTCTTAGCTCCAGTGTTGTTATGCCCTATTATAACTGGAGATTTTACATTACATACAAAGGGATATAACTTGGGTAATGTTTACCTTGAGTTTATGACAAATCCGATAATCCTTGAGTTTGGATTTGGCGTTTTAACAGGGCTATCATATTTATATCTTAAAAAAATAAATTATAAACCACATGCATTAATTTCATTATCTATTATTGTAGCTATAGCTTTTGGGATAAATGAAAAAATATTAACCATGTACAATTTATTAACTGGAGTATCATTTTCAGTTTTAGTATTATCATTAACCCTAAGCGAGCATCTTTTCAATAGGGCATGGTCTAATAAGCTTATTTATCTTGGAAATATATCATTCTCTTTATATTTAATTCACAACCCACTTGGTAATTTCATTTCAGACAAAGTAGAGAAATATATCGCCAATGGTATGCATAATGTACTCGGCGTGATCGTCCTGCTTTTAGCCGCTATCCTTGCGGCCCATTTATCGCATAAATATTTAGAGCTTCGGTTGTCTAATTTCACGAGAAAGAAACTAGAGTTCTTATTTTCCCATAAGTCAATTTTGCCAAAGCCCCTATAATGGGGCTGTAGGCCATTTTATATCAGGTACATTGTTAGGATCGATGCGGCTTAACAGTATACGGTATTTTTTCCATGCAACTAACAAAGCTGCTTCCTCGTCGGTAGCCTCACCAAAATCTACGGCGTCCTGCAATGGTGCTATGAATTTGTTTGCAACATCCATGAGTTCATGTTTTTGGTTTTCAGCCTTAATAATACACTCATCCTGCGTCAATGGTGGAGGTGATACTAATATCGGAGCACTCTGACCATCTAGAGAGATAATCTTACCGTTTGATTGCCCCTCCAGCAGAAATTTATATTTATCATCAGATATTTTAGTTGCATCTTTCGGCCATGTGCCGGATTGTACATAGACCTCCTTCAACTGACCATCATAGAAAGCCAATGCCGCAGGACTAAAATATATTTCCATTTTCAATACCCTATTGCTAACCAAGAATATACGGGATTTGAACCAGATGTATAAACAGTCATGCCCGTTGTAGAACTTGTTGCTGAGAACGCCGCCCTGCCATTACCCGCATCTGTAACTTGAACCGAGGCGCAAATATTTGGGAATGATACAGGAAATGCAACGTAATTATTTACTGTTGTACCAGATCCCCACTGTGTAATAACTCCGGTAGCATTATCTTTATGCCAGCCGTTAACACCTAACCCTGCAGTTGGCAGCATCCCCACCGTTGCAAGGAATATCCCTGAGTCATCGTCATGAAGCATGAATGGCTTGGTTTTGTCGTTGTTATAAACGCCGACTTGAGTGATGTACTGGCGACCGGGCTTAGTAGATACTAAGGCACTCAGCCAGCCGGGGCCAGATCCTGTATTCCAGATATCACCGTAAACATCGCCATTTTTATTGAATATTGCGCTTCCAGCTTGAAAATTTTCCGAAGCGCCTACAGTGCCTAGTTTAGCACTGACGTAAGCCCGGATGATGCCGTCTGACGAGCACTGAAAACCAATACCATTCCAGGACTTAATAATCAGATTATTGCCGTTGAAACCAGCCCCATCAACACCGCCTATAACTATACCACCTGTACCATCTCCCACAGTAACAGCAGTTTCACTACGCATATTTGGGGCAGAAATATCCCCCGTAAATGCAGCGCCTTCCAGCATCGCCACATTACGCCACGAAGTAATTCCCGCACCGGTACCATGACCAAACAATACGTTATTTCCACTGATGGCCAGCACATCCACCACGGACGTAGGACTCACGACCTCAGTAAGAGTGATAATTTGCCAGTAACTGGCCTGATCTGGCGCGTCGGGGGCCTGATGCGCACGCATGAACTGGCACCCAGTAGCTGCCCGCGCGCCAATTGAAGTTTTGTCAGCTGCATCGCTGATAAAGGTACCAGCCAGAAGCCTGCCGGCACCTACCTCCATCACATTACCAGGGTTGGTTCCTACATCTCGATATGCAGCTGTACCCAGGCCAGCATAAATAGCCCCCGGATTGGTCACGTTGAAAAACGTTTTGGTGTTATCCAGAAGACACATCAGACCAACATCTTTCTGAATGTCGTTGGCGACCAGTTCGTTCTTGTTCCCTTTATACAGTTTGAACGTCCCCAGAACGCGCCCGCCCATCGTCAACTGCAATGTACTCGGCCCGGTATTATTCTGCGTCGGGTAAACGACAATCGGCGTCCGCAATGTCCAACCGGTCGCACCATTAACAAAATACGTGGCCGGAAGCTCCAGCGTCAGTGCATTCGCAGTGCCCCCAGCAACCCCGGAAATGTAATGCCCGCTCTGGAGCTGCTCAATCTGAATAAACTGGTTTTCTGAACCTCGGGTAGCAAAGTTAGCAATCACGTCATTAAGTGCCCACCCTTTTGCTGTGGTGCCCTCCTGGCCTCGAACCACCGTCAACACATCATTATTGACCGAAGTCAGATGGCAGATTTCGAAAACCGTTTCTTTCGCATCCGTAAGTGTGATTTTGGCGTATGTTTGCAGAGGGTTAGAGGCATTGGCGTAATCGTAGCTAAGCAGACCTGCAAATTTCGCCCCGGTACCTGGCATCACCTGAATCGTTGTCTGCCCGGCGGTAATGTCTGCAGCCAGAGATGAAATGACGTTATTACCGAATCCAGTAATCATTTTTGAACCACCGTTACTGTAAATGTGTAAATAAATGGCAATTTCACCAGTTGCTGGGTGATCGCATCCTTGAGGAAATAGCCAACACCATCGCCGTAATCCGGAAAAGTGATAGAAAAAACGCCCTTATCGGGCGTCACACTGATATCGAAGGTATCCTGAACTGGAGGGTCGATCCCGTTGGCTCCGTGTATGAACCGCGCAAGACGCCTTTTCAGCCAGTCGATACAAAAATGCGAGCCGTCACCTTTGTAAAAATTCCAGGTCAGGATCCGCTTAAAGTAATCGTCAGGAACATAAGAAGCAGAACCGGGAACGTAGTTTTTAAGGCCTGCATAAGTGATAGCGTTATACTCAATCGTGTTATATGCCCCGCGCGCAATCGCATCCTCTGAAATCTGGAGTAAAGGTCGACTTTCCCCGTAAATCCCCAGCGCAATCCAGTCCAGCAGATCGCCGGTAATGCTCGGTGATGTCCAGCACGGAAGATTTAGCGCATTCAGATAATCAAGGTTGGCCTGAGCCAGTGAGTTAAAAGCATCAAAGAAAGCGGTAATGTTGGGATCGTCGTTATACTGAGTGTAAGGATAAGCTGGAATAATCTTTTCAATTAGAGCCTGCATATTGCTTAACCTGAATTTGAGCTGCTGAGGTGGAGAAATAGGCGTACGTGTCGCCGTAAACAAGGCTTGAGCCTGCATCCGGCGGTTTGATGACGCCATTAATGCCGACCTGAACATCGATCATCGATACCAGGGAAGGCGCAACCAGGCCCGACACCGAACTCAGGAAGATATCCTGAACCTCGAAAATATTTATGGGCTGTCCTACTGCGATTGCGTTGATATAGTCAGCGATGTTTTGTTGTACCGCTTTAGCTATGCCGTCCGGATCGATGTAGGTAGTGGACGCGGTATTCCAGGTAATCAGGATTGTCGCATTTTGCGAGGAAGGAACCACAAACGGCACCTGATACACGTCCGGATAAACAGTGATCGCGATGGTCTTCTTCTCCACCGGCGCTCCGGATGGATTCGATACATCATTTGTCAGAATGGAGATATCCGGCACGGCCTTATAAATGGCGTAGGCCACTTCGTAGGGGTCACCGCCGCCGACAACCGCAACCCAGCGCCCTAAGGTTGCCTGTCTGTACGAGAGCAGGTTTTCCTGCACACCATAAACCAGCTTCAGCTCGGTACGATAACAGTCTGGAGTTCCCTGCACGCCGAACATCCCAGCCTGCATAACCTGCGCGCGATATGATGCGTAGTTTTGCTCTGCCGCTCCGGGTAGCCCCGCAGTGAGATTGGTACAGGTTACCTCATAGCCGCTCGGCACCGAGGTTTTAATTTGGTTAACGGAGCCAGCAGGAACAGCCCAGGTTCCCTCCATGGTTGCCAGGCAGTACACAGGGGCTGTCTGGCCGCTCTCAGGGATCACCGTATCACGCTGCACCTTGTAGGTGTAACTTCCATCGCCGACAGTGAAACCCTTTGGGATCGGAAACCCCGGAGGTCCCATAAAGACAACGTAAACGGAAGTATTGGTACCCTCTCCGCGTGGAATGCCGTAAATCGCCCCCAGCTGTACCAGCAGGTGAATATTGGCGCTGTACGGACTGCAGGAGTTAATCAAATCAACGCGAGCCTGGTCGCAAACCACCAGCGCACCGACGCTGGTACCCACCATGTCATCAATCAAAGAACCGGGTAAATCTGTGGTTATCCCCGGCGATAGTGCGGTGGCCGTATTGATAACCTGCTGCCGTAGCGCATCAGTCGTCTGAGGCACCGGGCCAGAAATGGTGTAGCTAACGGGTAAATCGCTCATACATATACCTGCGTGACAATTTTAGAGCCTGAGTTGGTAATCGCAGAAATGCTGTATACCGGAGGATCGGTTTCCGTCAGCGCGATCTGCAGAGAGGAAAAATACGGGCTGAACTGCTGCTGTAACCGGTTAACGTAGAAGGTCGGCAGTATCTGCTGAATGACTGAGCCACTAGCCGGTATGCCGTGATTAGCGAAGAATGGGGATTCCTGCGGTGCCAGTTTCAGATTTTGCACCAGCGTTGTGAGATACACCGAATCGTTAAACCCGTTTTCGTCCGTCGTGACTGTCACCCATTTCCCGTCTTTATCTCGTCCGTATGTCCTCATTCGGTAATACTCCCGTTGAATTGTGACGTTGGCCCTCCGGTGTTCTGTCCGTTGTTGCCGTTCGAGTGTTGGTGGCTGTTAAGCCACTGCACGAGCTGCTGCCACCCCTCATGCATAATCTGGGGACTGGTGCTGGCGGCGCTGTCCTGAAGTTTTCCACTCTGGCCGATAATGGACCACATACCATCCGTCAGAGTCAGCACTGTGCCTCCGACCGTTACCTTAAATTGTGCAGGTGTAACAATGGTGATGCTCTCGGGAGTAAGCAGAAAAGTCGTGTTACTGCCAGAATCCCGAAGCGTGACGCCCTCGGGTCCGTAAAGCGTCAGAACATCATAATCAACGTCCTGCCACTCCGTATTGCTGATAGGCAGGAATACCAATGCGCTGAGATTTGCCGGAGGTGTCAGGTCAGCTGTTCCACCGCCGAGACCACTGGCCCCCCCCAGATAGGTATCAGCAGGAATAACGATACCTTTGCTACCCTTGCGCATTGGATAACGAATATATTCTGGTCCAAACAAAGGGATCGTTAGCTGAGGCAGAACATAGGGGATGTTTCGCAGAAGAAAGGAGACGGTGATCATGTGTCCATCCCGAGCTACCACGGTTGCCGGTAACACCTTACCTGCCATCTGCATCGCATTGGCAATTTTACTTTCGGCGAAATTATTCATATTTCCGCCAAAGTTCATTTTTTGATTTACGCTCATGATGCGGCAACTCCTCCAGTAGGGTGAGCTTCGAGCAACGTGATCCAACTGTTAGCGTCCGGTTGCCTGCTGTTTCCAATTAAACGGACCGATGACACCAGAAAGTCGCCAGTAAAGGCGGAATCATCGCGAAACTGAGAATATGATGACGCCTGGATCATCGGCCGCATTTTCGGCGGCATCCGGATGTAATCCCCTACCTGAATATCGCTACGCATAACACAGGGAATGGAGACCGTACCGAATTGCACCCACGTCGGCTGGCCGACCAGATCGGTAAATACTATTTGTGTAGGGTTTTTGCTTCTGTACGATGCACTTTTGTTTGAGTCTTTATCCTGGTGGTTGTCAAAATCATTATCGAACACGCGGATCTCTTTACCATTCACCATGGTAATTTCCACACCTGAATAATTGCTGTCTTTGATAATGCTTTTACTCAGCGTATTTAACCGCTGCGCGAGCTCAGACAGACTTCCACAAAACATTCCACTATCGTAGTTATTTATTAACCTGTCGCTAACGCTGATAGAAAAACGATAATCCCCACCCATATTCTGAAAACACTGAGTAAGCGCTACCGAGAGTTTTATCCCCTTATTCCATGGAAGTGTTAAATTAATCGGCGCAAGCGGTTCAGGCGTTACACTCGAAACCGCACCCGCAGTAACGATAAGATCCATTCGCAACTCAGTTCCCTGCCAGTTGCCCAGAACCTGCCAGATGGTTCCCTCAAGCACCAGTCCCTTTTGCCCCGGTTTAGCCAGTGGGAGCCCTTTCGACATACCCACCCACATTTTGATCGTCATGCCAAACATATTCTGCCTGGCCTGCTGCATATCCTGCGGGCTTATTCCCCAGATGGTGATTGTGCTCTGGCCTTTTGGTGTGGATTCACCAAACCGCAGCAGGTCAAACTCAATCATTAAATTACCGGGGTTGAAAACACCGTTTTTCAGACTGGAATATTGTTTGAAGAGTTTTCCGGGGGTACCGTTTGCATCAGGAGGGGTAAAAATCTGGATATCATAATAACGCATCAGTTAATGACCTCTATTTTCCCCTTTGAGTATCGCCAGACCATTTTTGAAATATTGAACGCTCCGACAAGCAGATTAATATCGTACCCAACCGGAGACGCTACGATAGGAATGGTCAACTGTCTGTTTCCAGAGTTATCAGTAATATTCAGATACCAACGCTGGGCTGCTATATTCCATTTCGTCTGGCAGTTATAAACCTCACCATCAAGCACAGGCGTAAAAATCATGCTCTTTTGCTCATTACCTGAGAAAGGATAGATTGCTGTACTCATAGGCCAAATGCCCCACTTAATTTACCGATCAGTCCGATGACTGCCCCGGATACACTGCTACCGAGTGAAGTGTTACCGATTGCAGAAAGGGTATTCGTCCAGGCGCTTTCCGTCGTTTTATCACCATTATCAATCTTGCTCAGGTAGCTGTTGATAGCCTGATCTGCGCCTGTTTCGGTGATAAGCGGTTGCTCGAAATCCCACAACCATTGCCGCTGTGGCAACGGATCATTAGATCCGGTCACATCTCGCACAGTCTTCAGTATGCAACTGTTGTAAATAATGGCTGGCGTTGCAACTATGTACGTCCCGCCAAGGTTCGCATGCGCCTGCAGTACAGCCTGTAGCGCGCTGAGCGTGACCAGTTTAGTCATAGCGCCCGTATTATCGTTCACGGGCGCATCCATCAACATAGTAACGCGTAGCGGCTGAGCAAGCAGCGCGTTCGCGGCAACGGCCTGGTTAGCGAAAGGATAGCGACCGATATCATAATCAATCATCGTCGCACCTTGCGCCGCTCGCCAGTGGCAAAAATACTTATCCAGGTCGGTGAGATCCATTGCTCCGCCCAGCAACCCGGTAACAAAACTGGCACTCTGGGTCAGCGCCACAATCGGTAGCATCCCTCCGGGAATGCTCTGCGCAATACCGTCACAGAGGATCACCGGGGAAATTTCAAAACCGAGTTTGTAGAGTTCGCGAGTAAATGCCATCAGCCAAATCCTCCGAGTTGCGTGCTGGAAACCACGGCACTACCTCCCGTATTGTTGTAAATCACTACCCCCTGAGAATTACCGCGCCGCTGGTTTTCTGCTATTTGTCGCAAAAGCTGCGTATCTTCTGCGTTTCGCTGAGGAGGCATACCCTGAGCTGCCGGAGTGTTCTGGCTGGAGCCTGGTATCTCAGTACCGTAAATTTTCCGGTATTGTTCGTTAACCCGGCCTGCATATTCGCGATTCTCTTTGCTGCCCCTGTTTTTGCCGCCGTTGTACCAGCGCAACATTTCTTCTGTATCACCTCCAGCCTGACTTTTAGCCCAGGACATAACACGCGCACCAGCCATTATGTTATCGCGTGGATCCCATGGGTTTTCTCCTGGCTGGAAATTAGCCGGCATAACCTGCATCAACCCCTGAGCCTGTTGTCCGGAACGGGTTACCGGACCTTTAGCATTCTGATCCCACGATGACTCTGCCGCGGCTGTGGCCTTAAGTATTTTGGGGTCAAGATTGTACTTTTTAGCAGCCTCTTCAAAATACTCGTCATACTCTGAAGGTGCCGTTCCTGTTATTTTATTGAGCGAACGACCGGCTGATTTCAGCCATGACCAGACGGCCGGATCGTTCTGACCGCCTTTCACATAACTTTTCCCGGTTGTAGTGTCTGTTACTGGCTCATTACTGAGTATTGAGGAGTGAGATTTCACATCATCAACAGAAATATCGGATTTACCGGCTATCCAGTCGATAACCTTCCCAATAACCGTCGCCAGCCGCTCAACACCTGTCATAAAGGCCGCTATATCATTTTTAAATTCGGGTGAGGCGAGATAATTCCCAAAGCTACGGATCCCCTCCGACAGGCCATCAATCCATTTTCCCAGTTCCGGGGATTTCAGAACCGTTTCGATCGCACCTGAAAATGCATCCGACAGTTTTCCCAGCTCTGGCGCCAGAGGAGCGAGCCCCCGGATAAAGGTATTGCCGATACTGACTTTGCTGCGGTCAAGCTGAACATTGAAATCCTGCCATTGCTTCAGCTGTTGATCGGTAATCTGTAGCCTCTGAGTATCCTTCTGGGCCTGTTTTGTCATCGCATCGATTTCTGCATCGCTCATGTTTTTAAAGCGATTCAGATCGTCGAGAGTGAAGTAGTTGGTTAGACCGTAGGCCTCGGCCCCTTGCTGAGTACTGCCATTGCGCACAAAAATATCGCGGGCAGACTTAATCATCTGAGGCAATAACGTTGCCGGATCCTGATTGGGGTTAACACCCATCGCGTTAAACTGCCAGCGCTTGCTGAGGTCCAGTTGTGAATCCCGGATAGCACCGAGTGTACCGACAGGATTACCCAGTACCTTCTGATAATTGATGGCGGCAGAATTAAGACCGCCAGCGGTCGTACCCAGCCCCATAGCCGTAAACCGCTGTGCAGAGGCAGTACCCGCAAGACGATTCATCCCCCACAACCCACCAGCGCCAGCCAGCCCAGTAAAGAGCCCCAGCACTGTCCCCCAAGATAACAGGCTGGTGGTGGCATCCTTGATGTGACCCGCGAGTGATTTGGCATCCTTGCTGGCTTTGTTCAGAAAGTTACGAACGCCGCTGGTTTTTTTGTTGAGCGCAGTCTGGGATTTGTTGGCCTTTTCCAGATTGCCGTTCAGCCTGTCCAGCCTATCATTGACGGATGCAATTGCGGCCACACCATCAGTGAAGGCCTGCGTTATCGCCTCGGTACTGCCGCGAACACGTTCCGTTTCCTTTGCTGTTTCGCTCAGGCCATGAACGGCACCGCGCCACTGCTCGGGTAACTCCTCAAGCGCTTTTTGATATTCGTTGAATTTTTCCAGAAATGACTGAAATTTTTCATCCTGAACATCAATTTCAACAACGGATTTAGCCACCATTGAAATAGCCCTTTTTCCTTATCTCTTCGAGAATGAACCGCTGCCGGAAGTGGAGCGGGCTTTTGTAGTCACCACAGTCCAGTTCCCGGCATAGTTCGGCGAACCCTTCACAGGACGCCCAGGTCAGGAGGGAATGTGTGATTGTTCCTGCGGGGCTGTCAGGGTCGGGATAGCAGTAGCCGTTTTCGACTTCGGCAAAGAATCGCGATACTCCGTAATGCTCAATGAGACGAGTTGCCCACTGTACATTTCGAGCGCGTGCCCCATCGTGCCCGCCACAAGGTTCGCTTTCTGAATAGCAGAGCTCACCATAAAAAAAACGATTTCACCCTCGATCTCCCGATATTCATCCGGAGTAATGAGGTCGTTTTTAAATGCAGCTTCCAGCGGGGAGGTTTTCCACACCCCGTTATCATTCCAGATAACCGTAGTCAGGCGCTGAATATCATCAATGATCGTCGGCGCACCCGGAGCAATGTCCCCATTCTCCTGTCGCGACTTGATGATATTTCGTAGCATCATTGCAGCCACACGCGGCGCGCCAACGGTACCAACAAGGGTAAAAAAGTTATTGAACAGATTGCCCAGCAACACGCAGTTTTGCTCAACCACTTCATAAGGAAATGGCACTACGTGCAGGTAAACCATTGAGCCATCATCGCGGGTGATCGTGCTGACGAAGTTCAGTTTTTTATCAATTTTCACGGTAATTAATCCCACATTTTATCGTTGGTGATCAGGTACCCGGACAGCGTAACTACGTAACCCGCATCCATACCGTTGAGCTGTAGCTCGTTAAAATTGACCAGATAGCAGTTCAGCACGGTGTAGTTGCCGAACGTGGTCGCGTCCGGCGTAATCACCACTTCGCCCAGCGCGGTATCGGTAGCAAACTGCTTTTGATAGCTGGCTCCCAGCCCCTGTGTTTTCAGCAGATGAATCGTCAGCGAGACCTGCTGATACGGAGCCTGGCTGCCAACGGTCCCGGTGAGCGTGGGTAAAATATCTGTTGCGGCCGTGTCTGGCCGCATGCTAATCCCCTCTTTTCCGAGATAGGACGCGCTGACATTCAGTGCCGGGTTATCGGTGACGGTCACCGCCCCACGAACCCGGTTAAGAAATCCCTGTGGTACTAATGGATTTGGCATTTATTACGCCCCCACAAAATTGGTTACGTTGAGATTAAACGTGATGGACTCAAAGCCGCGTTTCGGCGTAATGACGGCGCTCAGGCCGTTATATTTACCATCGGCGTAATCGGACTGGTTCAGGCTGGTGTAGCTGGCGAATGGCACCGCGTTAATGACGGCGCTGCCCGCATAGGTGCCCTTCTCATACGCTTCATTGAAAGCGTCCTGAGTCAGGCGGGTGTCGATAACCTGCCCGAGGATCAGCCCATAGCTGATGCCAGAACGTAACGTTTTCAGCGCACGGTTCTGCAGGCGGTCGATACCTCGCTGCTCGTAGTAGAGCGGGTTTGTCGTCGTGTTCGAGCCGTTGATCACCTCATTTGCCAGGTCCAGCTCAAGGTTAATGGCGCACCAGGCGACGGAGTACCAGTAGTTGAACGGCATACCATCGAGCATGTGGCCCGCCACCAGCATTTTATTGCTCAAGCCACCTTCTGCCGCCGTGCCGATATAGTTGATGTTGTTGTCCTGCAGTGTTTTCAGCAAAGTACCGTTACCCGCTGGCGGGTACTCGGTCACGCCGTACATGAACCGGTACGCCATCGGCGGCACCATGTTGGACGAACCCGGATCGTTAGCCAGGGACGACTGAAACGGTGCAGCCATCGAAAACTCTGTGGCACCAATCGCCGGAGCCTCAACTCCTGCGAACACGTTCGGATATTTTCCCGATACCCATGCTTCGTAGGTTGCGATCGTGGTAGTAACGAAAAATTTCACCAGCGAGCCCGGCGACGTGTAATTGTTTGCCAACGTCTTAAACGTGGTTTCTGTATCCCACTCCCGCGGCACCAGATAAGAGAAAAACTTCTGGTAGGTGTTGCCCAGGGAAATATCTTCATCAATGAAGTTGCCCAGCGCCGTAACGGCAGCAGGAACACTCAATTCCCCCAGCTCCAGAACATATACCGCCCGGCTGGTGCCCTGCGCCCAGTACGTGGTATTCATCTGCTGGATTTCACCCGCAGCGACGGCGGTGACAGTCCCCATCGTGGTAGCAGAGCCCGGATCGGTGTTCAGTGTGTAGGTCAGGGTTTTATCGCCGGTCACTGTAGCTGTATATGCTCCGTTGTAGCCTTTCGGTGCAACGCCGTCGATAAAAACGGGAACCTTATCGCCGTTGCTCCAGCCGAGCGACTCAACCAGCGTGACGGTGACGGTATTGGTTGCCCATGCAATGGCTGAAATTGCTTTCGCCGGAGAGACAAGCGATTTCAGATCGTCTTTTGAAGTCAGCAGCTGAAAACTGCCGGGTGTTAACGTCGTGCCGCCGGTAGAGACCAGGGCGCCGGATTTTAGCAGGCTCGACGGCTTTGGCGGATTCGTCACCGACACATTAATATTAACAATTGCCATTACATTATTTCTCCACGTAAATGGACGGAATTGCAGACGTGATCAGCTGACGGGCGACATTCCTCATCCGCTGCTGATAATAATTAACTTTGAATTTGATGATTTTTCGCATCGCCATAACGTTGAGCTCGTTCTGCGTCACGCGGTCATCTTTAATAACGGGGATATTCATCACCCCCATTTCAGCCGTATCATTCAGCGTGTAGTCCTGCACATAGCGAAGAAAATCCTCAGCTGCGGCATTCCGTAGCCCGGTGACGTATACCGTCACATCCTCCGTCACCAGCTGATACTGGTTCTGATTTTCGTCAAGGTAAAACGCACCGGCTACAGGCTCAGGATCCCCACATTTCACGGTGGCATAAGGTGGGGAAAGGTTCTGCAAAGAAAGTTTTGCCGGATACATCGGCATGAATTGGCTCAGGGAGAGCCAAATCGGTAGCGAGTTAGAAACCACCACATCTGCAAGATCAATATCGTCAGGCGAGTCAACTATCTGTGACAGCATGTGGGGATAAATCGCATTCCCGGTGTAATGGTAAATATTGGCAGGTTCGTTCAGCCCGGAGCGCCGGGAAAACGCAAACTTAATGCCGTAAAACTCACCTATGTACAGCACCTCAGATCCGATATCGTTGAACGGGTCAATGTCAGACTGAGCTGTGAACGTGACCACATTTTTATCGTAGAGCTGCTCCTCATCCTGGATGCTTTCCGTCGTCAGATGCAGGTAACCTTTGACGTCTTTAAGGTCGGGTTCACTATCAGGGTTATCTGCAAGAATCGAAGCCTTAACCCAGAAAACGAACCCATCTAACGGCAGCACCTTGCGGACATATTTTGTGAACGTCACTGAGGCCGAACGACTTAAATCTTCCAGCCCCTGAACCAGTGAAGCATTAAGCTCCGTTTTTGCCTGAGATAGCTCACTGAGGGAAGGCATTCAACACCCCGCTTACCCAGGCCCGCATAGAGGCCTGAAACATTCCCGTATCGATGAAAGAGGGGCGCGGCTCCCCTTTCTTGTTTTTGAAACGTTTGCTGATTCCCTCAAGCGCCCGGGCTGTCGGGACACCTTCGGTACCGTTCATTTCGGCGTTATCGAGAAAAGCGACAAAAAGGTGATGAACCTGCGACATTGATTCCGCAAAAGGATCGGAGGGAGGCGGCGCGCCTGCCAGCAAGTTCTCAAGACCTGCAGCAAGGTCATTACTCATCAGTTGAGCAATCTCCTCACCATGCCGATCAAAGAACGTCTGCATAATGTGATATTTTCCCTCAAGAATTTCGGCCACATCTCCGGTGGTCGTATTCTCGTTTTCGTAGGGTATATCCATCACGCCCAGGTGAAGTTTCATGTAAGCCCCCACAAATCACCATATTGCTGAGCGATTGCCAGGTACCAGCGACCGTATGGATCTTTGAGTTGTTGGAGGTCAGCAAGAGAAAGATTTTTTAGCGCGTCGCTGACTACCCGGGTCTGGCTGGTTGACTCATCAGCGGAAGCACTGATAACGCCAGCAGTGAAATTATTAATGCCCAGTTTTTCACGTACAGAGCCGAAAACATCCTCAGGACCGAAATTAATCAGGAAGGAAGCCGCGAGGTTATAGACCGCCTGCGAATAAAGAACTGGGCTGATACACGCAATCTGGCGGTTCACCCAGTCCAGCGACATTGACCAGGTAAGGTAAATAGAGGGGGCATCATCGGGTAAATCATCGACATTTACGCCCATCGTATTGCGAATAAACAGGATAAATCCGGCCAGATCAGGCATGGCGTTCCTCACTTATTTTTCTTTTTGGATCCCGCACTCACCGCCAGTGTTTCGTCAACGAATTCGGTTTCATCTTTATCATCCGTAGCGTTCAGGCGTTGCTCTGCGCTCACCTCCAACTCTCCCCGATAGCCGTTGTCTTGTTCACTGAGCGCGCTGTCTGTTGCCAGTACTGACGCTTGCCGGCGGTCATGAGCTGCACGATTCAGGTGACTATCGTTATCCCGCATGGCTTTTTCGATCACTTTTGACGCCACGGGTTTATCAATGCTGTAACACAGCCCGATATAAATACGGTTCTGGTCAATTTTTGTCGCATCAATCAGGCCGTACTCAGCGTGCTGCTGAATAATGAGGTCGATCTCTGCGCGTGTTCCGTCAATAACGACAGCCTGGGAACCGGCATTAATCGGGTGGTACACGAGGCGGCCTGTTTCAGGTTTGCGATAGGCGAAATCGTGACGCTGTTTGGTGGTATTGGCGATATACAGTTTCATGTGTACTCCTGGTTAAAAAAATCCCCGCGTACCACCAGGTACGCAGGGAAATCTGCGACGGGAAATTAATTGCTGTATTTCATAGAAATGATGGTCAGCGCCTCAGGACGAAGCACCCAGCCGGAAGTGGAGCGCAGTTCAGAAAGTACGTCGATCGCCCCGCCCGCAATCGGAGTTGGGATTTCTCGCGGTGCAGCCATGTCACACAGCATCAGTGATGTCGCTTCCAGCGACGGGCTAAGTTTCGCGAATTCGTTAGTGTTGATTTTCGCGTTCACCTCCGGCCGTTCAACTTCTGGCATGGCGATAATTACTGCATCAGTACCATTTGCCCCAGCACCGATTAGTGTATCGTCATAAACCCAGTCAATGCCGCAGTCTGCATCATCTGCAACACCATCAACGGTCCCTTTAACAGTCGCCGTACCGCCGCCCGGCCGCTGGTAACTGGTCAACTGAACAATCTGCTGCATCTCCATCGTACCCAGCGTACGCTGAGGGCCAAGAATAACCATTCGCGATGGACGGCCCATTTGCATAGTGCGGGTGCGGATTGCCTGAATCTGTGCCAGCAGGAATACAGCCATTTCGCCATGATCGTAAGTCAGGACGGTAGTGTTTCCTCCACTGTCTGCCGGAAGACTAATAGTGGTCGCACCGTTGGTATTCAGAACCCCTTCACCGCCTGCTGGGTTCATGCCGTACAGCAGCGCATTTCGCAGTTGCTGGAAAATTGCCTGGCGGGTACCAAGACGCTGAGCTTCCGGCAATGCAATCCCCCAGTTCCCCGCAGCGGCCATATCATGATGATCGTAAATAGCGCGGGCGCGGAACATATACGTTGGCGTACTAACCATTCGTGCATCCAGAGCAACGGATGGCAACTGGTTGGCATTACCAGACTGGCTGGAGGTAACCTGAGTACGAATATCCAGTCGTTTCATGTAAACGTACTGGTCACCGTCAGACAGACGAACCAGCGGGTTACCGCTGGCCATAACGGAAAACGCGCCAGATGCCTGCTGATAGGACAGGATCATTTCCGGCATGATGTACGACGGATTTACAATTTGATAAGCGGGTGTAATAGCTGGCATCTCTTAGCCTCTCCTGATTACAGCAGAATTACCGCAGCGTTTCCGCTGTCGTTCCAGGTAGCAAAGCCCGTCGCCGAATCGTAAGAAACGGTTTTGCTGTTACCCATCTGCATTTCGATGATTTTTACCGGAAGGGCGACGTCCTGCACTTTTGCCGCCCCTACCGTTCCCTGAGTGGTTGCATTGCCCGCAGGCACTGAAACCGGGATAAAGGTGAATGTGGTTGCCGTAGGAACACTGAGCACCTGAACGATGCCGTTGTATGCAGCAGGAGCCGCGCCCGTAATATCCACATAGCTGCCCACTTTCAGTCCATGAGCGCTGGCAGTCGTCGCGGTAGCGAACCCTGCCGCATTGGCAGTGGGTGCAGTCCATGTGATTGCCGTGGTCGCCACATCTGCCGCTACTGTACTGAATACTTCGAGGCAGTCCTCAGCAAAGTTCCACACCAGCGGCTGATTAACGGAAATCCCCGCGCTGGCCAGAGAGATCACAGCATCAGACGCCTTGACCGGAATACGCATCCCGGAACCCAGACGGTAGAAAGACACGCTCATGTTGCTGAGGAAAAGGGGTACTGGCGATTGCGGAGTGGTCAGGCCATTGTGTGCCTGGTTGAATACAGAGAACCCCACCAACTGAGAAAGGGTGGTTGCCCGCTTAATAACGCTGCCTCGTGGTGCTGAGGATGCCCCGGGCACCAGTTCATTGACAGCCAGACCGCCCCAGAGAGGTTTTACTTCATCGCTGGAGAGAGTACCGGACGCCAGTGCGTAGCGCGCAGCTGGATCATCCAGCGCAACCCCCTGAATGAGACCATCGGATTTCGTGTAGAAAGTACCGCGCGCATTTGTGGTCTGCATTGGGTTTACTGACAGAACGCTCGACATGTTTATTGTTCTCCGGTTGATTACTGGTTAATGCCAGCGAGCTTACGGCTGACTGCCTGGAACGGAGCCCACGTCGCGGACGGGTCACCGATAAAGGTGCTGATACGGCGCCCGGTGGCGTCGGTGCGAATGACTTCACGCAACCCTGCGCCGGGTTCCAGACTGGATGCCGCTGATGCCTGCGCATCGGCATAGATTTTTTTCTCCGCGATGCTCAGGAGTTGACTGTCTGCAATGGCATGCAGATCCACTTCTTTATAATCAGGAGAATATTTTTGCAGGCGTGTCATGATGCGGCGACGATATGGCATCGCACGTTCACCCGCCATTGGTTGCGGCGCACGCTCCCCGAAAGAAGCGAATACACTGTCGGCTTTGCACTGGGTATCAGCGATTTCGTTACGTTCTTCGTCGCTGAGTTCCTGAGGTACACGACTTTTCATTTCTTCCATGTCCGCACGGATTTTTTCCAGTTCAGCATCAGCTTTTGCCTTTTCTTCGGCTTCTGCATCTGCCTTGGCTTTCGCCTCAGCGTCAGCTTTCGCTTTTTCTTCCTCTTCTTTGAGGCGGGCAGCATCTTCATCAGCTTTCGCCTTTTCTGCTGCTTCAGCATCTGCTTTCGCTTTTTCCTCAGCATCGGCCTTTGCGCGGGCTTCGCGAGCGTCCAGCGCCTGGTTAATGAGTGCTAATACTTTTTCTTCATCCATTTTCTGGACCTCGTTCAAAAGTGTGTCGGATTTAACTCCCGTCGGATCCCCTAGCTTGTCCCAGACACCCTGTTCACAAATGGCCAGGTGATCCAGTAAAACCGGAGTTCCTTCCAGCAGTAGCGGTTCGCCATCGACGTCGATCAGAACGTCATCGCCGCCCGTCACCGTGGGGGATGTACTGAGTTGCCGCGTTGAAAGATTCGCGGCGGCGTCGGTGTCATAAATGCGGGCCATTCCCCACACCTCATCACCTTTGATCCAGGCAAACGTAATCGTCCCAATCGTCCTTGAGGCGAATTCTTCACTATTCAGCGTGTTTTTTTCTGGATGCCACCAGATAACGGGCAGGCCAGAACACCGGGCGAGAAATTCATCCGTCAGGTAATTTTCAGGGGAGCGGTAGGCGTATTGCCTGAATTTGGATCGCCATGTAACACCCGTTCCGGTGATACGCAGCGCCCACAGGTACATATTTCTGAAAAATTGCGGGGATGTGAGTTGCCCGTCGGCAATAAGCCCGGCAACATCCATTTCATTGAGTGGTTCGGCATCAAGCATCGCCACCATACCTGGATGAAGCGGATCGGGCAGTTCATCTGGAGAAAACCAGCCACAGGCCTGATTTTCATCGTTCAAAACCGCGTCGAATTGCTCAGCATCATCAGCAAGGTAAGTAACATAGCCATCAATCAGGGTATGAGGCGTCAGCGGTGCAGAATAATCAAACCCGCACTCTTCCAGAACTTCACGCCTTGCTGCGGATTCTGGCGTCTCACCCTCTTCGAGTTTTCCGCCCGGTACCGCCCACGAACCATCATCCCCACGCTTAACCAGAAATATTTTCCCGCCAGACTTAAACAGGATCCCGGCAGCGTAGGTTTTCACTTATCCTCCGTTTTTTATGGTCTCGAAGTTTGCAGAACGACGACCGACTGATTTGTTGCCTTCAATGAATTTCCGCCATTTTTCGGTTTTCATTTCATCAGGCAGGCTTCGGACGTTATAGATGTACGTCAGGTAGCAACGGCAAAAGACTTCTTCGCCCGGTTGAGTGATTTCATCGAGATAGCCAGCCGGACCAACCTTCATAAAGCCCTTTTTTATCGCCCAGTTGCCACGAATGGCGTACACCAGCAAATCACGCTCCTTATGAGGTTCACGGAAATCATAATTTGGCTGTCGCCAGTGGCTATGCCAGACAGCAGCAATTGCCCCACCCTCAGTGGCAATGATGTTATCTATGTTGGCGATAAGCTTATGCGTCTGATCGACCATCACCCGACGCTGCTCGAAATCAATCTGGCGGGCGGATTTTGCGATGTGCTGGCTGGTAGCAAGTACACCAGACCGGGAAGAAGCCGACAGGCCAGCGCTCATTTCACTTATCGGCGGGATACTGGTTGCCCACCCGCTGAAGCGCTGAATTGTTTTATCGATGGCCTGCGTACGGTTTAGTTTTATCAGATCGGCGGATGCCATGATCCGTCGATCCAACTCAGCACGAAGTTTCGGCTCAAGGTAATTCAGAGTGAAGCGACTCACACCTATATGGCGTTTCAGCGCTTTTTCCCGTCCTATCTCCAGATCATAAGCTGCAGTTAGCCGGCGGCTGACGTATCGGTACAGGTCATTTCCATCAACTTTGTTTTCTGTGGCATTGCGCAGGCGCTCAGTCCACATGATCAGGCTTTCTTCGCTGCTGTAACCGTATTCCAGAAAATGTTTAATGGCATCACGCAGCTCTTTCACGAATGAGTCCATCGTAGTTATCCTCGTTATCGTTGCCTGTTGGAGGTGGGTCCGGAGGGAATTGCTCCAGCAGTTCGTAATCCAGCTCAAGTCGATCAGCAAACAGGTTTTCGTTCATGTTGGCGTTTTCACAGCCCCATTTGATGAGCGTAGCCCTGTTTTGCGGGTCTTTAGTGAGCTGAGGCAGCAGCACGTTCAGCATCTCAGTAATCGCCTTAAAGCGGGTTTCATCAACTTTGACTTTTTCGCTTTCAGGTTCTTTCAGCGCTGACGGCCAGGTGTAGTCGAAATTGTTCACCCAGGAATTGAATGCCGCCTCCCAGGTAATTTTTTCGTACTCTGGAATGTCGTTTTTCAATGCTTCGAAAAATTCACGAGACCATGCGCGGTACTGCACGATACGCACAAAGAAATCGTAAAGCGGCTCAAGGTCTTTACGAACGTCATCGATGTATTGCGCTACCGCTTTAGCATCCTCGGTACCTTCGCCAAATCCGCGTGTGAATGTTTCGCTGTTAAGCAGAATGGCGGGCATGTCTGCCGCCGTAGCGATATTCGCCAAGATGTGATTGCGGGCGGTATCCAGCGGCTTTTCGAGGTTCTGCATATCGAGCGATTCAATTTTGTCATTCTCACCGACCTGTAACACATCGCCGTTTCCGCCTCGTTTCAACATCCAGCGCTTAATACCGGACATTTTCTGCATCATATTGTTGACGATAGAACTGGCCTGCTTGATAAACGCCACCAGCAACCCGGCTTTAATCGTTACCATGTCATCAGCACGCATCGACTGAATGAATGATTTCAGCGGATAGAGCGCCCGCTGATAAACGCTGCGCCCGGCAAAGCCGAATGACGACGGCGTGTAGGCCAGATAAATCGGATCCTCGTTCATCATCACACAGCACCGGCTATGATGGTATGGTTGCCCCGCCGCAGTCACGCTTCCCACCTTCTGGAAATCGGCAGAATTAGGATCCTGATTGAGTACCACAGAGCCAGCTGTATTCATCGGATCCAGCACGTTGAAGGTGATGGATTTTTTATATAGCGTGTCAAACTCAGCAGCTTCGTTCGTTGGCTCGCCGTCAATGAGCATCACCACCGCGCCAACACCATAAATGCGGGACTGGCGCGCAGTGTTGGCAATGACGCGATCGGCTTTAATCGCTTTCCACTCGCGCTCGAAAGCTTCACGCAGTCGCCTTTCAGGTCCACGCGTAACATGGACCGTGCGCGGTTCTGACATCGCCAGTTTTATCGGGCGATCGACCATCTTTCCGCCCAGCGGGTGAAACAAATAAATCAGCTTGCAGAGCTCGTACCCTGCCTGCGCGCCGGGTTCAATGCTCCCGCCCTCCAGAATCTTACTGAGGACGCCAGCATTACTGCCCATGCAAATATCGTCGTCGTCCTGCATCAGAACCCCTCTCCGTTACCAAGGCCAAGCGCGACGCCGTAGTTAAAGCAGTCAAACAAATCGTCGTCCTGGTCTTCTTCACCGATGATGAACTTGAGCACCTGCGTCAGAAGATGATTTTTCTTCGATTGCTTGTACTCAACGATTTTGTCAAAGGCGTATTTAGAAATGCGTACTTTCCCGGATGCCACATAACCAGAAATGTTGATGGCGCGGGATTCTTTGGGAAGTGACGTTAAATCACTGTCGATAGGGTGTACGTTCCAGCCCTCATTAGCGCCCTGCTGTAACAGGGTGATGCCTGTTGCCTTGTCCTCGATGAACAGGCCTGTAGTCCCCATACGCGCGCGGCATATTTCGCTAAGCTGTTTGGCCTTTCCTTCCCACTGAGGAACAATGTCTTTCAGGAAATATCCGTCAATCTGGATAATGTCCCAGTCCAGAATAATGAGGTGTGGCGATGGCAGGTTATCCAGCGCAAACCAGATGCATGCGGATCCATCGTTCTGGAGTTTCCCCTTTTGCGCACAGTCAACGACGCCATAAACCGTATCGCAGGAAAACGGGTAGTCGACAGGAGCGCCGTCCTCGAGGAGCCAGTCGAGTTTGAAAAAGTTCTGCCCGCGCCAGTCCACAAAATCAGCGTTATATTCCTGCTGAACCACCAGCGGTGGGCGACCATCAATAATTCGCGCCAGCGCAGCCGGATTAATAGTCGGGTTGGCAGCGGTCGGCGCGCGATGTTCCTCCCAGCCCATCGATTTATCGTTACAGGCCTGATAGAAAAAATTCTCGTCATCAACACCTTTTGGCGTACCGGCCATCACCGCATCGCCGTCAAAGTCGAGCAGCGTCGGCTCTATTGCCTGTTCCCATATATCACGCATGCCCTTCTTAACGAGACTTCCCTCATCAATAATGACTTTGTGATATTTACGGGAACGGCCCGCATCAGGGTTATCCAGCGTCCAGAACTCCACCAGCCCGCCCCCCATCACTTCAATGATGGAATCGGTCTTGCTTGAGCTCGTTGTGATCGGGCGTAATAAATCGCGGATAGTTTTAAACGACGGCAGCAGGATTTTATAGGACGGCGCAAACCAGCCTACGCGCATCTGCCGCGCCGCCCAGTTACCTCCCGCCTGTTCAAGCATTGTGGTTTTACCGAAGCGGCGCCCGGCACGGATAACTTTTCGTTTAGCCGTAGAACGATAAATTTTCTTTTGCCCTGCATGGAACGGCAGGAACTCAATAACATGTTCAGTCGCCATCAGGGGAATTCACCAGTTTAATGACCACTGTCGGCTCGTCGTCTTTGCCCTTGCCTTTACGCTTAAGCTCAACTTCCTGTTCCAGACGTTCGGCTTCAGCGGTGCGTTTTCGGATTTCCAGATCCAGCAGCCGTTGCGCCAGTTCGGATTCTGTCAGGCCAAGACGCCGCATTATCGCTTCAAACATTTTTTCGCGGCTGATGGTCGATATCTCAATTCCCCCTTTCACCAGCTTGGTACCGGAATATGCCAGCCGGGCTATTGAGGATAGTTTGGTTGTGTCAGCAAAATACGGCCTGCCAACTCCATCGCCATTGCAGCGAGGGCAATCTGGATTAGGCTCGCGGTTGTGGTTGTAGCCATATCCGCCAGCATCGTCCGGCTCTTTCCCTTTTTTGGCTTTTGCTTCCGCTTCCCTCTCTTCGAACTCGATAACATCACGCCATTGGTAGTGATGACCAAAGCCCCAGCAGTAACGGCAACATCCCCGGCGATATTGCGAGATTTCGTTAGCGTCGAACGTAGCGAGCTGCCACATCTTTTCGAGCACTTCATCTGCACTCGCCAAAGTGCGCACAAGTGAATCTCTTTGCTGCTGCGCAATTGCCTGCGCAACGTGAGGTAATGTTAGGAGTTGCCTACCGTAGCTTGCGTCACTGTAACCAGCTCGCTCGGCTGCGGCTGTCGCGTTCTGGTCTATGAGATATTCAGCAACGAAGCGTTTCTGTTGGGGAGTCAGTTCACTATCAAGAAGTTTCTCTGCGCTTTTTCTTGCCTGCGCAGTGCGCATTTTTTTCTGCGCAGATTGTTGCGCATTTTGCGCAGTCGGTTTTTTTATGTAGCGGCGGGCAGATGTGTAATTCAGTCCCTGCGCTTCACACCAGTCTTTGGGGGAAATACCGGATTTAGCATGCTCGGCGAGGAACTGGTGTTGCAGTGCTCCCCAGTCCGGTTTTGCCATAATTCTGCACCTGAGGTTAAAGCCATTACGATGGGGCTACCCATTGTGATGGCAATAAAAAACCGCCCGGAGGCGGTTCAGTTCTCATCTTGATAAACTAGATCAGATCACCAATGTATTTTGCACCAATTGAAATTTGCATCTGAGGCATTCCGACCACAGAGCCATTTAACTGGTAATCACGTCCTCGTTCCTGCAATGAAAGACTCAATTCAAAGTTCTTTACCCCAGGGAAAACCGAGGTGACACTTAAATCATGCTGCGATACACGCAGAATAAGTTGGTTACCTTCAATTTTTCCCTGATACGTAAAACCAAAATCCCCGCCGTTTACTGCATCGTTTTTGACAACTACGGTACCATTGCCAAAATCCCGCTGATTACTTCTGAAAACAACAAAATAGATACCATCTTTCATGGTGTTTCCTTAATCAAATAACGAAGACGCTGGAGTCATTCCAGTGCGTTACATGAAGTTGTGCCGGGACCATTCATATTCAAGCCGGTATATGTGTTTATTTTTATTTATTTGGTACGGGTCACAAATAATTTGACCCACTACTTTGTCACTTTGTCGTAGGTTCTTTCACAGGCGCTTCCAGCGACATAACGCTCATCAGCCTCTTTTGCGAATTTTCCCGCCAGATCGTCAGCTTCGCCGAGCAACTGGGCGAGCAGTATTCCGGCCTCGCCTTTTGCCGCGCTTGCTGCTGCAATGGCGGAAAGGCGGCCGGTTTCACTTCTTGCGAGTTGCCGCTGTACTGCTGTGAGCTGCTGTTGCAACCCACCGCGAGCACGCTTAGCAGCGTCAGCATCCGCCTGTACTTTTGCCAGTTCTTCATCGGCTTTCTCTCGTTCTTCATCAATGACACGCTGGCGGCGCTGCTCTTCTGCTCTTTCGGTTACTTCACGCTGCAATGTAGTGGTCGCATCAGTAAGGTCACGCTGCGCCCACTGCAATTTCCAAGATGAGTCCGCCTCCTGATACCCGCGTGAATAACACCAGTACGCTGCCGCGCATAACAAAAAAGCCACCAGCAGTAATTCTGCTAATGGCTTCCAGTATTTTCGTATCAGCGAGAGAACCATAATTACCCCGCCAGTTCGACAGCGCGATCAAATGTATCAAAACTGTATGGTTGAATCCCGTTCTCGTGCTTAATGATGGCCTGTAACAACTTAATCATGAAACGACTGTCACTGGTATCAATGCGCTGGTCGGGTGTAACGCCCGCTGCCTGAGACACGCTGTTGATATATGCCTGCGTGTTGTTCTCGTTTGGCGGTGCCCAGCGTTTAATAAAGCCGCTTACCGTGTTCAGGCCATACTTACGCTGATAATTACGAAGGATGATAACCATTGCCCGGATGCCGTATTCAGGAGTAGTGAACTGGCAAAATGATTTGTCCGTTCGTTGTTCTTTAGGGACCAGGCCTTTCCAGTCGTCTCCCCAGCGAATATTTCCGGGGTTATTGTTGCGGATCCCACGCGGAGTCTTAGTTGTCATAATCACACCTTGTTATTGTCGCCACCGACACCAAGTCGATTGCCAATTAACCTCATTGCAAATCCTCGGATGGCATCAACACCAATCAGCCCGACGCCGCCACCGATGGCCACAGACAGAGATTTAGGCCAACCGAAATATTCCAACGCTGATGAGAAGGTCAAAGTCAGAGCGCCACAAAGAAGAATTTCGAGTGTTTTTTTCTTCCAGCCGCCACCACCACCAAAGTAAGCGATGCGTAAACCAGCCATGAATAACGACATGAGAACAGCGCCCAGCGGCGTATCTCCGCGCCACCAGCTCTGGAATAATTCCAGCCAGTCCGGCCAGGTATTGGGGTTATGAGGCATTTTCATGATCTCTCACCTCGCGCATATTGCGGGTGCTAATTGAGGGAATAAAAAATCCCCGAACATCCAGGAGCGGAAACGGGGAAAGGCGTTGCACTAAATGGACCTGTCAGCGGCCTTAAATGAAAAAGCCCCGGCGAATGCCGAGGCCCATGTGAATAATTGATAGCTACCGATCTTCTAGTTTCTTGCTTGAAATCAAACCACTTGTCATTTCATAACCGTTTATATGACCACAGTAAGGACAGACAATAGGTTCTTTCTCTTTTCCGCCGGGAAATCCTCCACTATGTTCCCAGTAGATGAACTCCTTCTTACAACTCTCGTTGCTACACACTGTATTACTCATTGCATCACTCCATTTAAAGCAAGGAAGTAAATACATAACATAACCAAAACTTGAGTCGAAGGTTTAAATCAATAAAAAACCCGCCTTATGTGAGCGGGTCTTTTTGATTTGTCGCTGCGGGTGTAGCTTCGCGAGCATAGCTGAATTTAAGCAATCCCCGTGCAACTTTGCAACCGGAATCGATCAGCTTTTTTATCGAATACATCACACATTGGTAAGTACAGCATGGCTTCTGCCATCTGCAACCAGACATCAATTCGACTTTCGCAGGTACGTAGGCACCATTCCGGGTGACGAGTATTCAGTTCTCTTGCCATAGCCTTCTTACTCATACGATCCTTGTACCGATCAACTACCAATTTAAAAAGGCGCTGATGACCTGTCCGAACCAATATTTCACCGATCACAGCATCCATTAACAGGCCTTCTTCATCGGTACAGAATACAAGGTTGCTTTTTTCTTTTCCGGAAAGCATGTCCAGAAAATATGACATCAGTTCACCATGATCCAGACCTGATGATTTGAGGTGCTTCAACACCTGCTGAATGGCAGTTTTACTGACTTTTTTTGACGCGAGAAGGTTATTAAACATGTGACCACCTGAGCCGGATCCAATATATGACCATCGGCCCCACATACGAAGTTTACCCTGAATCCAGACTGACTCGAGGGTGTTTAATCGCAGCATTTCACCACCCTTTCCTGTCGTTGATGGGTTAATCATATAAACGCCTCCTCTCTCCAGATTTGTTGGGTACGGAAAACACCCTCGGCGTGATATAGCCTCAGAATGTCCTGATCAATATCGGTTTTTACACGGCCATCGATTACGTCATGACAACAGTTGCAAGCAATTGCGCCTTGCATGTCATGTGGTTTGATTCCCATCCCGCAGGTGTCACTCATGCGATAATGGGCAAGAACACTGTTTTCTGGATCAAAATTGCAGATACCTGGAATACGCACAGTACACATGCGACCGCGCGCCTGTTTGGTGAGATCGATTTTCTTCATGCGGCGTAACTGAATAATTGTGAGGCGGCGTTTTCTGCAGCCTGCTGGGTGGGAAATGTGCGGAACAAAATATAATTCCATAGCACATCAAGTACGGATTTATAGAGTTGGGAAAACTCGAGATCGTCCATTTTGGCAAACGATATGGATTTGGGTTCGTTGCGGGTCGTACCGTCTGGCATTTCGTATTGAGTATAAAAACCCGCCTCAATAGTTACCCAGGCGCGAAAGGCTTCAAAGGATTTTACAGCGCTGATATTACCGGCGCGTTTTTCTGCCTCTTCACGGAGATACTGATCGGCCAGCTCCTGGAGTGTTTCTTCATGGCCAGCATAATGGGCCACCAGCTGAACATATCCGTGAACCAGTTTTTTATCTGCCGGGGATATTGCACCGCCCGACGGTTGCCAGTAATCGAAACCAAGATTCAGGAGTGCAAAAAATTTACGGTGAAATGCCGCATTACGTGCCTGTTTAAAGTCAGCATATAAAACAGCACCAAGACGGAATTTTTTCTCGATAAATTCCCGTGCGTCAGGCGTCGCCGGAATTAATACTCCGCCTGCTGATTTTACAAATGAATACTGCGCCATTGGTTTCCCCTTTAGCACAGCAATTGCTCAGAAATACAGATGCCGGGTGTTCAGTCCGGTACCGCAATTATATCTTAGTTTTTCCTCTTTGAACAACGACACAACCAGCTTGTTCTGCCAGTTCTAACAAAGACTTAAGTGATGCGACATGCTCATCATCATAGATTTTTCTGAGTGCTGTCACCTTACCATTCTTGCAGGTTATGAGAACGCGACCGTTATCGGGGAGATGTTCCCCTACCTCCGTCTTTTTGAACACGTTCCCTCCCTCGCAAGCGCACTGTATAAACATACAGTATATATACTCCCTAGTGACAGTAAGTGCAAACTTTTAAAGGCACAAAACGTTAAAAAATCAAGCGTGGTTATTTTGTACCCACCTGTTTAATAACGAAAAACCGCCATTATCTGGCGGTTCGTCTCTAAGGTTTTAGGGTGTCGTGACATGTCACATTATTAGTTTTACCGCATGCCATCCGTGTGTAACCCAGCACTGAGAATCACCTGCACACGGGCATGATTTAACCGGCAGCGCATCCCCGCATTTACCGCAGCGATTCGCGCTGATTGATTTGATGTGCCCCTTTACACGCGCATCATCCTGGCGAATGAGAAGCGCTATATATTCCCCCATTTCATACGGCGCGCGGCCTGGTCGACGATCTGCGCAGTTTCGGGCAAGCATTTCCAGTTCCTGCGCATCCAGCACCAGTTCAAGTTTCCGCCCACCAGCGGCAGACTGGCGGGCGCGCTGTGCTGCTTTGCGCTCTGCTGCTGATTTTGCCATTACGCAGCCTCCCTGTTCACGCATAGTTCAGGTAAATTAGCCCTCATCAACGCTTCAGCGAACGGCGGTGGCACCGCATTACCGCAGCGGGCAACCTGCTTATCCTTCGCGTACTTCTTGCCCCGATAATCCTGGTCGATGATGTACCACTCAGGGAATCCCTGCGCGCGGTATAGCTCATGCGGTTGCAGCATACGCATGCCAATATCAACTATGCGGTAAGTTATGCCGTCAACTGTCACCAGCCCGTCGCAATCCTCACCGCAGTATTCCCGCAGAAACTCAAGCGTCTGCTGCGCGCGATATTCGTCGTATTCATCAACCGCAAGAGTGGTTTTCACCTCCCCTACGTGCAGCCCGCCAGCCGTCACTGTTGGCATTGGGTCACTGGTTGGCTGGCCGTCACGGCAGGTTCCGCGCAGTTTTACCAGATGGGAGGCAACTACCGCATGGTGGTCAACAGTGGTCACTGAATGCGCGGGTTCATCCATACTGACACCCGGCCCTGTATAGTTACCACCGTAGTGCTTCGCCAGGAACGCACTCACCGTCGCGAATTTATTGCCACCTGCAGTAACGGTCCCCAGCGGGTTATCCAGTCGCAGCACACGCGGTTCTTGTCCTGGTCGTTCGCCATAACCCATCTGGATCAGCGTAGGCGTTACCAGTTGTGATTTACCGCCACCGCCAGCGGTGATGGTTGCGCTCGGTTCGTCTGCCCGGTGGCCGACGCTGGCCCCAAACTGGCGGGCTATCACTGGCGCAACCAGACAGGCGCGGGATTGCTTCAGAATGGTGTGAGCAGGTTTATCCAGTGGGCGCGGTTTAGCCTGGTATTCACTTCCACCATTACCCGCTAGGAATGGTGTCAGTGCAGCCTCAACAATCCCTAGTGCATGTCCATTCCCGCCCGGGCGTTTTGATGTGCCAGCAGTTACCGTCGGGACAGGTTCGGTTAGGGGTTGGCCGGTTGCACCAGTGCGAAACTTTGTAAGGTGTGGAACGGCTAACGCGTAGCCGTGGGTTTTGGTAATCGTCTGTAGGGGTTCGCCCAACGCCTGACCACGGAAACAGTCGTAACTCGTTTTGGTGCTGGTGTGATTGCACTTCACGATAAACGGCGACGCACTGTCGATAACAAAGCGCTGTATGCCGCGCGCGATACGCTTCAGGGTATTTTCTGCCAGCGGCTTTTTGCGGTCGAATATCGACGGCGCCGGAATTGACCAGTCGATACACTCCGCAGCTGTACGCCATGGCACCAACCTGCCAGCCTTAACCGCAGGTGATTTCGGATCCCCATGCGTTGGTTCCGGCCACACAATCGGCTTCCCATCGCGGCGCATGATCATGAAGAAACGTTTTCTGATTGTCGGTGCGCCATAGTCGCAGGCGCGCAGTTCGCGATACTCCACGACATAGCCCAGACCTTTAACCAGTCGAGCAGCGTCATCGCTATCAAGCGATATATTCAGAAACTCACAGCATTCTGCCAGCGCCGGATGGTTCGCCGGGATGCCGGTTGTCAGCATGCCAATAAAGGCTTCGAAAGTTTCGCCTGCGCGGGATGGGTCTGGTCGCATTTCACCGGCCAGTAATGGCCCCCACGTTTTAAACTCTTCGACGTTCTCCAGTTTCATTACCCGCGGCTCCACATCGAGCCCCCAGCGCAATACTACCCAGGCCAGTCCGCGGATCGCTTTCTCGACAGGTTTAGCGCCTTTAGCTTTGGAAAAGTGGCGGCAATCTGGAGAAAACCACGCAAGCGCCACCGGACGGCCTGCAGTAGCTACCTTTGGTCTAACTTCATACACAGACTCGCAGTAGTGCAATGTATCAGGGTGGTTCGTTGTGTGCATCGCCACGGCGTTCTCGTCGTGGTTAATAGCAATATCAACGCTGCGGCCGATCGCCATTTCAATACCGGTTGAAGCGCCACCGCCCCCAGCAAAATTATCAACAATGATTTCTCTCACGCGTATTTCTCCATGGCGATGGCCAGTGACCGAGCCGCTGCAATAATGGCCGGTACCGGCATTTTCTCCAGCCACATGCGGTTGATGTGATGTTTCAGTCGACGCTGGTGATGTGCCGGGAGATCCCCGGCGTTTTTAACCTGAGAAAAAACCATTTTCACTTCCGCTGGCCAAACCGTTTCAGAAATATTAGGAAGAAGTAAGTTTTCCAACTCAACAATTCGACGATATGCGTAACCCAATAAAGCGTCCTGTAGCTCGGCGTTCATAGTTCCTCCGCTCTTTCTTTTGCATATTTTTTTAACGAGAAGGCCAACCTCGCGGATGCAATAGTTACGTAATCGGGATCAAGATCGATGCCTACAAAATTGAATCCCTCTTCAATCGCAGCGCGTCCGGTGCTTCCACTACCCATCCACGGATCCAGCACAGTTCCGCCAGGCTGAGTGATGAGCTTGCAGAGATATTTCATCAGAGCTATTGGTTTAACTGTCGGGTGATTATTTTTCGCGCCATTCGTACGACCAGCGCCAGCGCGCGGATCATTAATACCTGCGCTTCCCTCTTTACGCCCTCCTGTCATATCACTGGCAGATATCGCTATAAAACGCTCAAGCCCCTCATCACGTTCGCTCGGTTTTACTTTGGCACAGTAAAAGAATCTGGCGGCACTCCCTTTGTCGCCGTGGTGAACGGTAGCGACACGCTGACGCATGCCAAGAACTTGCCCCGTAGAGGCCGCTGAGGGTTCATTACCTGTTACCGGCGCAGCAGCACCAGCATTAGCAGGGAAACAGGCAATCACATCATCACTTCCATCATGGATAATGTTCGCTGGCCAACGGCCTCCCACAGATTGTTCATAGTCTGCGGCTGGCTCTGTTCCGTCGCGTTGATGAGAAAGCAAACAACCTGCACCACCAGATAATCGATCTCCGGTTGGAATGCGGCAGGCGTTAATATTAAGTGCGCCTGTACCATGCACTACCATATTTTCTGCGACCGTCGATTTAAATGGTTTGCGAGCCATTAATATTGGTTCATGTGCTGGTTTAAGTGCAGTCCCCCAGCCGTTCCATTGGCCATCTAGATTATGTGACTTCGGGAAACCACTACCGTAAATCCAAAGAATTTGGTCACGAATTTCGAAACCAGCATCCTCGGCATTTACAACCAAGCGGTGATAGGTTCTAGACCCACCAAACGCCAGAAGATGACCGCCGGGCTTCAAAACCCGCAAACATTCCTGCCACTGCTCTACGGATGGAACGTCGTAATCCCATTTATGATTTTGGAATGAGAGCCCATAAGGTGGATCAGTAACAATCGAATCGACTGAATTGTCAGGTATTGACTTAAGCACCACCTCACAACGTCCCACATGCAACTGGTACGTCATGATCTCGCCCCCTCAAGCGTCACTGCAATTTCTTCAAAAAATCTTTCCCGGGTATGGCTAGTCATTACTGGTACAAACGCGCTCATTAGCCTTGACTGGTCACAGTTTTCATCATCAACAAATAGGATTATTTTTTTATCGAGGCGTATTTTTGCTTCCTGCAATTGCTCATTTTTGCTGGCTCGCTGGATGTAATCAGCAATAATTACAATGGCTTTATTTGTGTATTTTTTGGTGAACTCAGTCATGAGATCCACCGCCTCTTCCAGTTGTTTATCCACCTGATCCCCCTTCGTGCTGCTGCCGCCAATAATTCAAACGTTGTCTGAAAAACTCCCGATAACTCTCCGGCGTCGCGTCAATGTGCTGAATAACAGTCTGGCGAGTAACTTTACGCTCATAGAGCTGACGAACGAGCGCAGCGGCGCGCATGTCGTAATGCTCTTTGAGTTGGCACTCTTGTGGCCATTTCGCACGATTGAGCGGGAGACCGGGCGGGAGGTAATCCGATTGCCCGGCCATGCCTTAAGCCCTCATGTTTTTCTCTGAGTGAACGTAGAAACGTGGATCAACGCTTTTCAGCGTGAAGTGTGTAACGGGCATATCGTCATGCCGTTCGATGCCAACAAAGTTCGACATGCAAAGCGCAAAGACGCGTTTCTGGAGCTGATCCAAGGTAATTTTGATGTCCGGGTAATATTTTTTAATCGCTGACATAATCCCCTGATATGAGAGCGTTTTACCCTTCATAATCGCCACGAGGTATTCCGCCGGCAGTTCGCTGGATTTTTGGGGTAATTGGGATTCAGTAGGATTCTCAATGGGTTTTATGGTATCCAGCAGCAAACGACAGCGGCTGGTAATACCTACCCTATAGCCCGTTTTTTTGTCGTAATTCTCTTTGCTTCCGGAAGTCCATACAGTTGCCGTTTCGCGGAGTTTTACGGTCTTCTCTCCACCTGAATAAATAACGGTTCCGGTATGCGTCTTACTGAAACACCGTGGGTTGGTTTCAACAGGTTTTGATTTTTTATTTTTTGGTGCCGCGCGAGCAGTTAATCCCGGAACAGGAACCGGACGCGGGCAAGGTACGTAAACCGAACGGCTGCGAGCCCTGGCACCTGCGTTCATCCGCCAGATGATTACGTTTGTCCAGTCACAAGCATCGTCAACTGTCGCTACTTTAGGATAAATTAAATCGGTCATTGGTCTTTCCTCATTGTATTTCACGCTGGTCAGGCGTTTTAAAATGCGTCGGTGTTGTACTTCTCTGCATATTTACGGTGCTGTTTTCTTGGTTTTGCAGCCTCCAGTTGAATCCGTGTTTTTTCTTTGCCAATGTGCTGATCGATCGGCAGAAAGTGTCCGTTTTTAAACTCCTGGTAAACTACGGTGCCAGCAGCTGCAAAGCGGCATTTACCGAGGATGACCTCTGCTACACCAGCAGCTGGGCTTTCGGGGTTATAAACTTCATCTCTGTACAGAAACAGAATGCTGTCAGCATCCTGCTCAATAGAGCCTGAATCACGCAGGTCTGACATTACCGGGCGGCGCTGTGCCGCCGGGCGCGCATCGACGGCGCGGGAGAGCTGGCTCAGCGCGAAGGTTGGCGTGTGCAGGCGCATAGCCATCGTTTTAAGATTTCGGGAAATATGCGCTACAGCGAGATCGTTACGCTCCGCCTTAGGTTTTTTTATCAGTCCGAGATAGTCGACCATAATCATCGCCAGATGTGGATGACGCCGTTTGTGTGTTTCGGCAATGGCGCGAATCTGTTCAACCGTAAGGTCGGTTGCATCGACAATCCAGATATCACGATCCGTAAGCTCACCTATCGCAGCCGTTAAACGCGCCCAGTCCTCATCGTACATATCCTGAGGGTTACGCAGACGGGAAACAGACAGGTTTCCGGCCCCAGCCAGGGAGCGTTCAACTATCTGAGCAGCAGCCATTTCCATGCTAAAAATTAGCGCGCCGCCACCTTTTGCCGTTACACCTTCCACGACAGTCAGAGCAAATTCGGTTTTTCCCATGCCAGGTCGACCAGCAACAACAATCAGATCCTGCGGGTTAATACCTCCTGTAGCGTTATCGAGATCCGCAATCCCGGTCAGAAGGTTACGCGTGGATTCATCGCCTTCCATGCGTTTCTGTACGGTGTCCATGTAGGCAGGCAACAGCTCGTTAATGTGTACCGGTTGGACGTCGCCGCTTTCAGCGGTCATATCCAGCAGCTGCGCCACAGCCTTTTCCACAACCTGATCACGTTGTTCCTGGTTGGCTGCATTGCGGATGCCGTCGGCACCATCCTGTAAAAGTTTCGCCAGCGCACGGCTACGCCATGCCTTAACCATCTTCCCTGCATACCCTTTGAGATTCGGAATCGTTGCAGGTATGCGGGAAATTTCCGACAAATCAGCTAGGCTTGAACCGCCCAGCGCTTCACTGATGAAAAGCATGTCGATCATGCCGTTAGTCAGTGCCTGTTTTTTTATCTCGCTGAATGCACGGCGATAAAAACCAATGCTGAATGATTCCTCTGGCGTGGATGCGATCACGTCAAATGCGTCAGGTGTAGCACCGCCATTCAGCAACCCTGCCAGCACACACGCTTCCAGTTCCTGCGGAGTCATAGCGAACCTTCCCGGGTATTACGTAAAGTTTCTGGTTTCATCAAATAGTCAAAGCTGGCGCGCCATCCACCGTTAGAACCGAAATAAAAATCAGGAGCATCAGCACGGAATTTTTCGAAGTAACCCAGGAATGCTCCCGTAGTTTTATTTTTCATGTGGGCCGCCAGGCGAATAATCATCCGGCGGCGATCTGCATCCAGTTCAGCAGCAGGCAGTGTGTCCGCGAATATCTCGTTGTAGCCGTTCATGACGGCATCCGGATCAACATCAGCCTCCGTAGTGGCCCATGCTTCTGCATCTGCGAGATAACCATCAAAGCGATTTACGCGGCAGATATTGGCTGGTTTAGGTAATCCAGAACCACGGCGGCGCCAGGTCGCCAGAACCCAACGAATAACTAATTGCAGCTCAGCCAGTGTGTATGCTTCCCGCGTTTGTGTCGGCGTAAGCATGAGAACGAACGGCTTAACATCACGGCAACGGGTACCGGTTTGTTCGTTGTAGAATTCCAGGGCTTTTTTAGCGTCAGCAAGGATCCATTCGTCACCCTCCCCCTTCTGGGGGTTAGGGGGATCATTAGGTTCATTGACTGGTTCAAAAGAGTGACTGGTTCTGGTGCCACCACATGGCATAGGGGGTGTGTTTTCTAACGGCATACCTGTGATTTTTGACGGCACAGGGGCTGTGCTTTTTGGTGGCACAGGGGTATCAAGATTCAGGTAATACACATTCGACGTATTGCCCTTACCATTGTTTATACCCATGCGGTTTTCTTTTGTTAAAACGCCCATGCCAATAAGCGCGTCAATGTGCGTACGAACAGCACTCCTGCTGCATTCACAATGATCAGCAATATGCTGATAAGATGGCCAGCATTCGCCATTATCATTGGCGTTATCAGCAAGTTTAATAAGCACCAGTTTACGGATTGGGTTTCCGGTTTTTATTGCCATCGCCCTGGCCATTAGGGTCATACTCATAGTCAGATCCCCAGCAGCTCAGCCAATTCACGACAGGCTTTTTCGTATTCTTTTGGTGTGAGGAAAACGCACGTCTCGATCATCTCAGCTTTGCGTTTCTCATAGATTTCCCATTTTTTTGCGGACAGGCGTTCTTCAAATATTCCCCGTACATCATGCGCACAGGATGGTTCGCCATTTAAACGCCAGCCGTTCCGCCAGGTGATGCGGTCTGTTGATGTCTGCATATTGGTCTTTCCTCGATACAAGTTAAACGCTGGTCAGGCGCTGTGTTTCCTGTATGGCTTGTAATGCCTGTGCTATCCGCTGGGGTCGATCCCTTGCATCAAGCAACAGAGCAATAATCGCTGCGGCAAAATCACGAATCGCAATGCAAATTAACTGCTGAGTGGTCATTCCCAGCTGTGCATATCGTTCGGCAGGTAATGCAGCTTCCATCGCCATGGCCAGCGTTTTAGTTTTGATTCTTGCCGCTTTCGTCTCACCACGTAGCCAGCGAAAAATCTGCTGCCGGTTGTTGTTGATTGCCCGCCAGTCAGCATTACCTTTCGAATCCTCCATCGGGTGCAGTTTTACGCAGTTGGTATTGCCGCCCATTCGAAACCACATGCGAGTGATCTCAATAGCAACATGTTCCTGCCCACGCTCAGCAGCCCAGTTGAAGATTTCTCTTTTCAGTTCGTCGAGGTTTTCCACTTCGTCGCGTCTCCTGTCGCTGAAAACCTGATTAAGCGTAATCAGATTTCAAATACGCCCTTTGTTAAGCTGCAGTTGTGTTGTTCGGTTCCAGATAAAATTCAGGGTCATATTTCAAAGCCCCATCTGTAACACGATCCAACCTTGCAGCTCGGCGCTCAGGTATCACATTTCCCCAGCGAGATACTGCTGGAAGTGAAACTCCTGCGGCTCGAGCCAGCTTTGTGGCGCTCCCAAAGAACGCTAAAGCATCGTTTTTAAACATTGCCGATCTCCATTTTGTTAACTTTCGGAAACAAAATTACGAGTTAAAGAAAATTAAGTCAAGTAAATTTATATTAACTACATGAACAAAATCAGCCCTGGCGAGCGCATTAAAAAGCGACGTAAAGAACTCAACCTAACTCAGCGTGAAGTCGCAAAACTCGCGCAGGTATCGCACGTCACAATCTCTAAATGGGAAAGCGATGATAACGAGCCTCAGGGCAGGAACTTGTTCCAGTTGAGTCAGGCCCTGCAATGTTCACCCACCTGGATTTTATACGGGGACGAAGACAAACAGCCTGAACTTCCAGCCGTATCTGAAGAAGATAAAATCACATTAGATGAGCTTGAAGAGCAGCTACTCGAGCTTTTCAGGGCTCTACCCAGTTCAGAAAAAGAACGTCATGTAACTGAGCTTCGCGGAAAAGTGGATGATTTTAATCGTCTGTTTTACGAATTGCTCCAAGCAAGAAAAACCTCCAAGAAAAAATAAATCCATTAAAATCAAATAAGTAGATAAATCACGCCCCTTAATTTAACTTTTATAAACAAATTATTGTTGACTGATAATTTAACCTTTATTAAATTAACTTCCATCAACGACGCACTAACCACGCGGCAGTTGTTCAGAAAAACGTTCTGACGGTCTGGAAAGACAGGCAAAGAATTCTGCGGGGCGCCGCCAGTACGCTGACATGCGGGAAAGACCGCACAGAATTCGATTCGTTGCAGTGGTGGAAGTAGAGAGCAATGGGCGCATAACACCACACAAGCCCCCTGTCACGGCAGTGAACGCGGTTTCGCTCAGTATCCCGCGCATAGAACGCCCCGTGAGGCTTAAAGAGCCGCCTGCTCCCCGTTAACGGAGCACCACAATCAAAGAGCGCGGGCGTTAAAAACCATAGTGGCCAACGTCTGTATTTAGGGAATCCCAATCCCGGCGTGTAACTGGGCGCGGCTCGCTCTTTTTGATTGTGGTGAATTGCAGCCGCTTAGACGGCAACCAGAAGATAAGCATCTGGCGCCACATTCATATATCGCCATTGCTGTGTGTAGTCTTTGCCCAGTCCCTACGATGGGCTCCTTTTTTCACATTGCAATGATTATTGAGGAAAGACCAAAGGGCATGACCAGCCCTGACAGCCGGGAAAGACCGGCAAACTTTGGACGTAAAAAAGCCCACCTGAGTGGGCTGATTTACCCCAGCGGAGACCAATCCGCCAGGAAGGTGCCACAGGGGACCAACCCTGTAGCGAGGAAAGACCAATGCAGGACAGAGCCAACACTGATCGGCTCTGAGTATACATCACTAAGGAGCCGCTATGGAAGCGCTTGCCATACCAGTAAAGCTGTACATTCACTACCACACCCAAACGTTTTCTTCGGATAAATACATTGTTGCCACCTGTGACATGTCACGCAATTTTCCGGACACCTACGTTTTGTTGGAAACTCGTGAAATTACCCTCGATATAAACCAGCCTGAACCATTCGACATCATTGCTCTTCAGGTCGACCAGTTGCGCGGCCAGAAAGAGACGATTGCGGAGGAAGCACAACGTCAAATTGCCCGAGTCGACGACAAAATACAGCAACTGCTGTGTATTGATCATACCCCTGTTCAGGAAAGCGATATCCCATTTTGATCAGCCGGCGCCAGACCAGCGCCAGTAACCAAAGAGGAAAGACCAATGACCATCTACAACGGCTTATTTGAGCCCAAAAAATCTGCGGTTAAAGATTGCGGAGCCGTACAACTGGCGATCGCAATTGATGCGCCAAACAAAAAAGTGGCAGAAAGCATCATGACAGGCAAACTCTGGGAAGCCTACCCTGCCAACGGTGACAACTATTTCAAACCCAAGTTATGGGAACATGCTGAAGGTCTGCCGCTGCCGGCTGTTGGTAAGTTCGATGAACAATTTGCCCTGGCACACACATTCGACGGGGAAAAATGGATCATCAACGAGCCGGAGACCAACGTTTCAAACCTTCCGGCCAGTAACGAGATTATCGATCTGGCAAAGCTACCATCCCGGGAACGCTTCGCGGCCGTCCTTATGTTCAGCGATTCTCCCATCGATGGAGTTCTTTACTCTCAGGTGCTGGATTATCTCGATAATCTGGAAAATACCGATGAATCCTTTGATGAGGATGATCGGGTTAATCTCAATATTCTCCACGCGCTGCACAATAATGAACCCGTGCAACATATGCATGTTGAAGGGCTGAATAATCTCATTCAGGCCATTTACGCAAACTTTGAAGATCAAACTCCGGGTAAGGCTGCGATTTCACAATTTATTAAACGCTGGCTGGAAAACCCAGGTAAGCGTGATGAGATGGTGCCAAACAAAACATCGTCACTTAGTACCTGCGTTAAAAATGACAATATCGCTGTGGCGCCACAACGTGGTTATAAACACACCTACGCAACACTGGATCAGGAAATTGCCGTTGCCCTACTTCCCATCGCGCCTGATGCGCCTGTGTTATCAGGCAATCTCCGTGATGCGGAAAAAATGATTTCCGATGACCGTGAAGATTTCAAACGTTGGTCAGCTGCATTACGTACTACCGGGAAGATCCTCAAATATGACCGCCCGAGTATCTTTGGGGTTATTCAGAATGTCCCATCTAAAGATACATACCATTTCCCTGAGTCACTGCGACGCCATATTGATTCATGGCTGGCTGAACATGGCCAACTCGAATGTGCCGAAACGGATGCAGAAAGAATCGGCAAGCAGCTTGCGTCAGAACGCGGCGAATATGTGGAAGGTATCAGCGACCCTAATGATCCTAAATGGGTTAAAACCAATACCCAACCCCAAGATTCAACCCAAGATGACAAAACGCTTTCGCGTGATGGAACTATGCCTGAAACAGCCTCAAATGAAGGTGAAAAAACGGAAGTGGCAGAACAGGAAACAGTTACAGAAGACCAGGCGGAGCAGGCTCGTGAAACGCTAAATAATATGGGTTACGGAGTATATGCGACCAGCCAGGACACAACTGACCAGCAGAATGAAAATCTGAGAGATAAAGTGAAAAATATTGTTCAGGATGTGGATCAGCTCGTCGATCGCATTAAGCGTGAAGAACAGCTTACTCAGGCATCAGAACTGGTTAAGAGCATTAATGAAATGCAGGCTGGCGAAAGCGACAACCTGGAGTTGTGGAAAGAAGTATTCAAAACAGATGAGCGCTTTACCTCCGCATTCTCTGTGAATGGCGGCGGTACCTCCATCAATGGTACCTACATGACCATGATCGCCACCCGAGAATTTGGTCCGAAAGGTATCGGCTGGGGCGTGGATATTCTGGAAGAACGTTTTGATGATGGTGCGCCAATCACTCGCACGGTAAAGGGGGCTGACGGTAACAATACATGGGAGCTTATCCCTGACGGTATAGGCGGCATCCTGACTGAGAAAAACCATGTTATCAAAATCAGGCTCTGGTACATCCGGAATGGCAAACGCGGGGAAGAGATATCCTTTGGGTGTACTCCGTATATTTACGGCAGTAAACACGGTCCTATTTGCGATGGTGAAGCGACAAAAAAATCACTGACTGACGCAACCAAAAAAGCGTTGTCTGCGCTTGGTTTCTGCGCGGATATTTTCATGGGCCTGTACGACAACCCGGAATATCGCCAGAGAAATAAAGCTGAATTTGCGCTCAAAAACGCCAGCGAAAACGCAGAGGATGCAGCCCGCGTACGTCAGGAACTGGACGATAAACTGACCCGAGTAGCAAACACTCTTGCATCAGCTGTATCAGAGAACGAGATCAACAAGGTTTATTCTTCGATTGCCCGTGAAGCAGAGGTGCATCGCAAGGACGCAGAGGCGAAGGGTGACACGCAACATGCGCGCTATTTAAGTGGGCGCCTGCGTCGCCTGACAACCATCAAAGATGAACGTATCGCTGAACTGAACAAATCCCAGGAGAATGCATAATGACTACTGCAATCGCGTTAGCTGCTGACTACACCAACCTTCTGCAATTGCTGGAAAGCTCTGATGAACTAACTCCGGAGATGATCACCGATACACTGGAAGGAATTGAAGGGGAACTGGCGGATAAGCTGGATGCCATCATGGTCATTGCGCGTAATAACCTTGGCCATGCCAAAGCATGCGATGAAGAAATAAAGCGCCTGGCTGAGCGTAAAAAGTCTTTCGAAAATAAAGATAAAACGCTTCGTAAATATATTCTGTCTTGCCTGCTTGCTGCCAATCTGGACAAGCTCAAGACCCCTAAGAATAGCTTTACTGCCCGAAAAGGTAGCGTCAGCGTTGTTATCGACAACGAAAAGCTATTACCGGATGAGTTGGTTACTGTTCAGACGATTGTCGCTCCGGACAAAAAAGCCATCAAAGAAGCGATCGAGGCTGCGGAAGCTGCCGCAGCGCAAATCACGGCTGATGGTGGTGAAGTACCAGCAGAATTGTTAAATCCGGTACCGGGTGCTCACCTTGAGATCGGCGAACGCTCACTACAGGTACGTTAACTATGCTGAAACTATCCCTAAAACGTGGCGATGCGGTTCACGTAGTATTTTCAGATGGCAGTAACGGCATTATTGAAGCGCGTAGCCGTTGCGAGTTGGGAATGCACCTGCCGAAAAGCGTTAAAGTGACTCGTGAGAAAGGCGCATTCCTACCCGAAAACCTGATTAAGCGTAATCAGAAATAAAACCATACTATCGCTAGCATTGTGGCCTCACCAAACACTGGAGGCTGCAATGCTGCGATGGCAACCCGGAGCTACTCTGCTCACAGATTTCGATATAAAGATTGGCCGGTTATCGGCAAGCGTACGAAAGAAGACCCTGACCCAGTCCGACATCGAACACGCATGCAGTGATGCTGATGACGCCGTGTACCGGATGATGAGGAAAGACCAACATGACCAGAGAAAACGATCTGCTAACAGACGCAGAACTGATTGAGTTTACCGGTTATCAGAAGGCATCCAAACAAAGGGAAATTCTCGACCGTGGCGGCGTCTCGTACATACCCGATCGGGAAGGTCGCCCGATGGTTACCTGGACGCACATTAACGCTGTATTGAACGGACAGATCACCGTACAGACCAGCACAGAAGAAAAACCCGATTTCGGAGCTATTTAAATGGGGCGCAGAAGAAAGGATCCTGGAGATAACAAACTGCCGCCGCGCGTATCCAAAACAAAAACGCGTTACTACTACAAACCCACGTCACGGGAGACAGTGACACTGGGGCCAATCACTCTCACTATGTCAGCTTTATGGAAACGGTATGAGGAAGAACGACGCAATTATTCAGATGTAATGACGTTCGAAAAGCTCTGGGGAATGTTTCTGAAAAGCGCCTACTACACAGAACTGGCAATACGTACACAGCGTGACTATCTGCAACATCAGAAAAAACTACTTGCTGTATTCGGCAAGGTTAAAGCTGACATAATCAAACCAGAAGACGTGCGCCAGTTTATGGATCGTCGTGGTCTGCAAAGTAAAAACCAGGCCAACCAGGAAATGAGCAGCATGTCTCGCGTTTACCGCTGGGGATATGAGCGCGGATACGTTAAGGGAAACCCCTGTGCCGGCGTCAGCAAATTTTCTCTCAAGGCTCGTGAGCAATACATCACTGACGAAGACTATCTGGCTATCTATAAACATGCTGATCACGTCGTCAGAGCTGCAATGGAAATATCTTACTTATGCGCCGCGCGACAAGCTGACGTACTCGAGCTACGTTGGATGCAAATATCTGATAAAGGGATTTTTATCCAACAGGGCAAAACCGGGAAAAAACAGATAAAGGTCTGGACACCTCGCCTGCGGGAAGCACTGGAAACGGCACAGACAGCATGCCCGAAGATTTCACCTGACGCATTGGTTCTCTATAACAGCGATCGCGGGCAGTTCATTCGCAAGACATTCAATAATCGCTGGCTAAAGGCCGTGCGGGCCGCACAGAGTGAACTTAACCGGCAACTGGATTACACATTCCACGACATTAAGGCAAAAGCTATATCAGATTTTGAAGGGAGCAGCAGGGATAAGCAGATATTTAGCGGACACAAGACTGAAAGCCAGGTGCTTATTTATGACAGGAAAGTACAAATTAGCCCGACGCTTGATCGCCCGGTAATAGGTAAGAAGTGA